TGCTCGCCGCCCTAAACCTCAAAGGCCGCCCTGCCTCGGCGGATTTGACGGCAGTCGCCGAACTTTGGTTGGGCATACTGAGCGGCCGGTCGTGGCAACCGGAACAGGACGGAATCAGGATACAGGCAGCCTTTAGGGCTATCGCGGCATCCTCGTCAGAGTGGCCAAACCCTGCCGACCTTATCAAACACCTGCCGCCGCCCGAAATCAGGATGGTGCCGAAATTGGAAAAGAAGCACCGTCCGACCGAATACGGCAAGGCGCAGGCCGCCAAACTCAAACAGACACTCAGCCTGCTGGAAAGCTCTCCTTGCATGAACAGGGATTGGATACACGGGCCACGCCACCGGTCGGTGGATGAGTGTAAAAGGATTAATGCCGCAAGGCAGAAGGGAAATAAATAGCCAAATGAGTACGTTTTTTGACAATCAGGAATCCGACTTAATAAACGAATTTCTGACGGAATACTGGGAAGAGTTTGAAAAATTTGCCGCCAACAACGGATTTGATGACGATTTATTAAAGCAAATATCAATGGAATTGGAAGGACGTAGGAAGCATTATGAGTAATGGGATGAATGAGAAAGGAAAGGCTATGAACGATTTGGACATGAGTCAATACCGCAAGGACGCGCGCGGTGCGCTGGTGCCAGTATCCGCCATCAAGGAAATCGACCTTTTACGCGACGATTTGGTGCGTGAGTTGGTTGCCAAAGTGCTGCCTGTGAAGACAGAGCTGGCAACACTCAAACGTGAAGCAATGGCTGAAGCTAACGCCTTTATCGATATGAGTGTGGAACAGTATGGTGTGAAGCGCAGTGTCAAAGGCAATACTACTCTGCACAGCTTTGACGGCAAATACAGAATTCTAATTGCCAATCATGACGTGCTGCAGTTCGACGAGCGCATCCAAGCCGCTAAAGCTTTGATTGACGAGTGTCTCGACGACTACACCAAAGACGCGAACGTGAATCTGAAAGCGATTGTACAGAAGGCGTTTAACGTCAATGCCGAAGGCAAAATCAATGTCAAACGCGTATTGGAGTTGCGTACCCTCAAAATCGAAGACGAAAAATGGCAGCACGCCATGCAAGCTCTTTCCGACAGCCTGCACGTCCAAACCAGCCGCGAATATATCCGCTTTTACGAACGCAACGACGAAACGGACGAGTATGAACTGATTAATTTGGATTTTGCGAAGGTGTGAACATGGCGACGGTAAATATCCTCATCAGCGATCAGTCGGGCGGCCTGTTTGTCAAGCTGACTTCGGACGAACCGATGCCGAAGGATGACGAAGACGGTGGCAGCATCGCCCAAAGTGCAGGCCTTTTGTGTCTGGCCATCCTTAACCGAGAAATTCGACAGGTAACCGGCAAAGAGCTGGAGTTAGTCAATATCCAATAAACCGCGCGGCACGGTCTGCCGTATTTAAATCTAAATAGGAGTCAAAAAGTGAATAAATCCGAATTAATCCAAGCCATCGCCGATGAGGCGGAATTGAACAAACGCGATGCGGCAGAATTTGTCGATGCGTTTATCAGCGTGGTAACGCAGACGCTGAAGGACGGCAAAGACGTTACGTTGGTCGGCTTCGGCTCGTTCCACACCGCCCAATCTGCCGAGCGCAAAGGCCGCAACCCGAAAACGGGCGAACCGCTGACCATCGCGGCACGAAAAACGCCTAAATTCCGTGCAGGCAAGGCGTTGAAAGAAGCGGTGAACCGTTAAAGCCGCTGATGTTTAAAAGGTCGTCTGAAGAGATTCAGGCGACCTTTTTTGCGTCCTTTCGTTTTAGTTGCACTGCGCAAAAATCCCGAATAGAATATCATTATTTATTGATTTTCTTGAAAAAAGTGAAACGTTGTTTCACTTTTTTGAGGTTCTTAGGGGGCTGGAAATGGAAACCCGTGCTCAGAAAAAACAGCGGTTGATACGGCTCATCCATGTGGCCAAAACCCAGTTGATGATGGACGATGGCGAATACCGCGCGCTGCTCGCCAACCTGTCATGCGGCAAGACGAGCAGTACCAAGTTATCGGTCGAGGAGTTGGAGCTTGCCGTACGGGCGATGAAGATGCGGGGTTTTGTGGTTACCACAAAAGCGCAGGCGACATCAAGCAAGCCTGATTTGCCGGTGCATATGCCAAACCGCATGATGGAGGCGCAGGTCAAAAAGATACGCGCGCTTTGGTTGGAGCTGCACCATTTGGGCGCAGTGCGAAGCCCGTCTGAATTGAGCCTGGCTCGATTTGTCAAACGCATGACGGGCATAGATTATCATGGATGGTTAGGGACTGATGACGCGATACGGGTCATCGAGCATTTGAAGAAGTGGAAAGTGAGGGTGGAAAATGGCGGACAACAGAGTGCCTGAGCTGGTGGCGGACTTGGAAGACCAGGCGGTCGCCTGCTTGATGTCGGTATTGCCGATGGAGCGGCAGCAGGCGGTCGAGGTATCTAAAAAGCTGTCTCATCATCTGACCAGCAACTGGGGCGGGCAGTTGATTTATTTCCCCAAAAACCTTTTGGGCAGGGTATCCGAGCGCGACCTGAAGATTTATAAGGAGTTTAACGGCAAGAATCATGTGGAGCTTGCCCGCAAATATGATTTGACCGTTCAGCACATCTACCGCATCGTCAAGGAGGTCGGGATGGCGGAGCGGGCAAAAAATCAGGGAGATTTGTTTGTGTGATTACCCGATTTATTCAAGATAGCGGTCAGGATTTGTCCTGACCGCTTTTTTAGCGCATTTGTCGGCTTGGATAAGGGTTTGCCTATCCCAATGGTAAAACGCGCTAAAAACGCGATTTTAACGCCTTTTTGAACAATCATTCTTTAAGCCGCATTAAAAGCGGTTTCAGACGGCCTTTGCCACAATAGCCTCATTCATCCGATGAGGCTTTTTTATGTCTTACGAAATTTTCCGTGCAGGGACGCGTACCGATGCAAACGGCAATACGGTAACGATTACCGAGGCCGACCTTGCTGCCGCTGCCCAAGCATATGACCCGAAGGTGCATGAGGCTCCTATTGTGGTCGGGCATCCCAAGGCAGATGCGCCCGCCTACGGCTGGGTCAAGTCGCTTGGTGTGCAAAACGGCGTGCTGACGGCGGACTTTGCCCAAGTTGATGAAGGCTTTGCGGATTTGGTTAAAGCCGGACGATATAAAAAAGTGTCGGCAAGTTTTTACCCGCCAACCAGCCCGAACAATCCTAAACCGGGTGTTTGGACGCTACGCCATGTCGGCTTTTTGGGCGCGCAACCGCCCGCAGTCAAGGGTTTGTCCGCCATCAGTTTTGCCGAGGGCGAAGTTTATGTCGAGTTTGCCGAAGACGCACACCTTCAGACAGCCTCGTTATTAAGCCGTTTCAGAGACTGGTTTATCGGCCGTTTCGGTCTGGAAGAAGCCGATAAAGTGCTGCCTGACTGGCAAATTGAGGCAATTAAAGAATTGGCTGCCGTGCCTCAAACCCATGCGCCTGCCGAATTTACCGAATCACCCCCACCCCCAGAAAACCATGAAAACAAGGAGACCCCTATGTCGCTGGAACAAGAGCTTGCAGCCGAAAAGGCCGCCCGCGAAGCTGCCGAGAAGAAGGCCGCCGAATCGCAAGCGGAATTGAAAAAGCTGCAAGACGAGCAGCATACCGCCCTGCGCGATGGTGCGCATGAGCAGAATGCCGAATTTGCTGAAAGCTTGGTTAAAGAAGGTCGTCTGAAACCTGCCGACAAGGATTTGGTCGTCAAGGTTTTGGATTTTGCCGAATACCCTGACGACGTAACTGCCGACTTCGGCGAAGGCAGTAAGAAGCAGCCTTTGTCTGCTGCGCTGCGTGCGTTTTTTACTGCCGTGCTGCCCAAGCAGATTCAGGGCGGCGAGATGGCTAAAGGTGAAACGCCGTCGGGATTGGCGGCAGACTTTGCCGAAGCGTCGGACCCGGAAGCCTTGAGCCATCACCAACGTGCATTGGCATTGGCGGCGAAGGAAGGTATCCCTTACGAAGAGGCTGCCCGCCGTACTATTGCTTAAATCATCAACCCGTCAAATGCGACGATGTCGTCGCATTTGACCTAAAAAAGGATAAAACATGAGTGCATCTCATTTGCGCGGCCTGCGCGGCCAGCTTGATCCGGTTTTGACCAATCTCGCACTGGGCTACAAGCAGGCGGATTTTATTGCCGAGAAAATCTTCCCGGTGGTGTTTACTGAAAAAGAAGGCGTGCGTGTGCCGGTGTTCGGCAAGGGTTCGTTTGTCGAGTATCAGACCGAACGTGCGGTCGGTGCGGCATCGAATGTGATTACGCTGGACTCGCCAAGCTTTATGCCGGTCGTGTTGGAAGAGCATGATTTGGCCGCCGGTGTGGATTACCGCGAACAAGCAGAATCCATATACGACGAGCGCGCCAAGGCAACACGCCGTGCGGTCAAGGGCGTACAGCTGCGTCAGGAAATCGAAACTGCCGCCCTCCTGCAAAACAAATCGGCTTATCAGTCCGGTTTCAGCAAAGACTTGGCCGCCACCCAAAAATGGAGCGATAAAAACTCTGATCCGTTGGCAGACATCGAAACCGCCCGCGAAACGGTGCGTGCCGGCTGCGGTGTACGCCCGTCGGTGCTGGTGGTCGGTGCAAGCGTGTTGGCGGCATTGAAACGCCACGAGAAGCTCATCGGTGCGCTGGGTGCAAACGAACGCAAGTCCCTGCTCACGGTCGAGCAGCTGAAAAATCTGCTGGAGCTGGACGACATCATCGTCGGCGAGGCGGTATCTACGCCTGCCGCCAATAAGGCCACCCAAGATATTTGGGGCAAATTCGCCAGCCTGATTGTGCGTCCGCATACGGCTTCCGGCGGCAATGACGAGGGTGAGCCGAGCTTCGGTTATACCTTCCGCCGTCGCGGTATGCCGGTAGTCGACCGCTACGAAGAAGTCGGCGGCAAGGTGGAATACGCGCGCTATACCGACATCCGCAAAGCGGCGGTGGTCGGCGGTGCATGCGGTTTCCTGTTCGAAAACGCGGTTGCTTGATAAGTAAAAGGTCGTCTGAAAGGCTTCAGACGACCTGTGGAGAGAAAAATGGCACAAACGAAACAAGTGGTCTTGGTAACCACGGTCAAAACATCAGGCAAGGTGGTCAAAAACCGCTTTGTGGATTTCGCAGGCAAACAGGCAGCCGCCGGTGTGAAAGTGCTGGGTACTGCTACTTTGGATGCGGATGCGGGCGAAATGTTGGCTGTCGATGTATTGGGCATTGCCTTGGTCGAGGCAGGCGGCACGATTGCCGTCGGCGATGAAGTGGCAGCCGATGCACAAGGCGCGGCAGTCAAAGCGGCAGGTAATGCCAAGATTGCCGGTACGGCGCGCTCTGCGGCAACGGCGGCGGGCGAAGTCATCCAAGTATTTTTGAAAGGCTGATCATGGCTAAAGTTTATATCGCAAACACTCCGTTGATTTTGGAAAACACCCAAGGCAACCAATTTCGCGTCGAAGCTGGCGAAGCGGTCGAATTAACGCCGGAACAGTACGAATCAGTCGCGGCACACGTTACCCCGACACTGACAACCGGCGAAGAACTGGATGCGCAACAAAATGACACCCCACCGTCCGAAGATACGCCGTCAGATGATGCAGGTACTGCGGGCGAAGTTGAAAAGCCGAAACGCGGTAAAAAACCGGCAGCAGCCGAAGAGGCGGAGTAAGCCATGTATATCGGCGCGGATGATTTGACGGCTGCGATGGGCAAAATGGAGTTGGTGCAACTGACCAACGACAATGCGCGCGGGACGGAACCCGACGCTCAGGTCATTGATGCGGCAGTGCGTTATGCCTGCGATTTGGTGGACGGATACCTGCGTGGCAGATATGTGCTGCCTTTGGCGGAAACGCCGACGGTGTTGCAGCCTTTATGCATCAACATTGCCCGCCATTTTTTGCACAGCCGCCGAATCAACCGCGCCGACTTTCCGAAACCGCTGGAAACCGCCTACAACACGACGATTAAAACACTTGAGTCTATCCGCGACGGCAAAATCCATATCGGTATCGCCACATTGGACAAGCTGTCGCAACCTGAGCCGGGCGCATATCACGTCCGAGTGCGCGACAAAATGGATTTGGGAGGCTACTGATGAGCGCGACACGTCCGATTATTGATGCGGTAGTAGAGCATTTGCAGGCCGCTATCCCGTGGGTCAACGTTGAGGCTTTCCCCGAGCGTCCGTCCGAATACCAATTTATCCATCCCGTCGGGGCAATCTTGGTCGGCTACGGCGGCAGCAAATTTGGCGAAATCGAGCAGCTCGGTCGTATTGCGCAGCAGCGCGATGTCAGGCTGATGCTGACCATCTTTGGCAGCAGCCTTAATGCGGATGACGGCACTTTGGCCATCTTGGATGAGACACGTCTTGCTATGGTTGGTTTCGCACCGCCGAACTGCCAGCCCTGCCACCTTATCAGCGAGGAGTTTTTGGCCGAGGATGCGGGTGCATGGCAGTATCAGCTGGTTTTGCAGACCGAAACCCAGCAGGTCGAAGTCTGCCGCAAAGAAAAACGCCCGCTTTTCATCGCTGCCCACTACCGCCGCCCCGACCAAGACCTCAACCCCAATTTAAAACCTAAAAAATAGGAGTATCCATAATGGCAGCAGCCTACCATCACGGCACGGAGACCATCCGCATCGACGGCGGCTCCAATCCCGTCTATACCGTTGACGGCGCAATTACCGCCATAATCGGCACTGCGCCGGTCGGAGCGGTCAATGAGCTGACGGTATGTCAAACGAAGAAAGACTTTGGCCAATTCGGCGGTGAGCTGACCGCTCAAGGCTTTACCCTGCCGGATGCCGCACACATTTGGACGCGCTACGGCAGCGGTGTCGCCTATGTCGTCAATGTTTGCGACCCAGCCAAACATAAGACAAGCGTCAGCAACGAAGTATTGACGGTTGATCCTGACACCTTGACGGCCAAAACTGCCAAGCCTGCTCTGCAAAGCGGCTACACACTGACGGACGGCGGCAATACGCTGACCGAAAACACGCACTACACCATCAACACCCTGACAGGTGAGATTACCTACAAAACCAAACCTAACTCGCCCAAAATCAGTTATACCTATACCGACCCGACCAAGGTTCAGGCTGCCGACATCATTGGTGCTTACGTTGCCGCTACAGGCAAACGGACCGGATTAGAGCTGCTGACGGAAGGATTCAACCGCCAAGGCGCGGACGCCAAAATCATTATTGCGCCTGATTTTGATCGCCATGCCAATGTGCGCGCGGCGATGGAAGTCATTGCGGGCAAGCTGAAGGCCATTGCTTATGTGGCTGCTCCGCAAGGTACGAGCCTGAGCAAAGCTCTCGAAGGTCGTGGTCCGTTGGGTACGATTAATTTTCAGACATCGTCCGACCGCTGCCAGCTCTTTTATCCATATGTCGTCGGTTTGCTCGGTCTTGAAAACCTTGCCACCCACGCCGCAGGTCTGCGAATGAAAACCGATGTGGAACAGGGCTACTGGTTCAGCATCTCCAACCGCGAGCTCTTGGGCGTAACGGGTGTGGAAATCGGTCTGACCGCCCGTGCGGACGATCCACAGTCCGAAACCAACCGTCTGAATGAAAAAGGTATTACGACTGTATTCAACAGCTATGGTACGGGCTATCGTATGTGGGGCAACCGCCTTGCCTGCTTCCCGACTACATCGCATATTAAAAATTTCGAAGTGGCACAACGCACCGGCGACATTATTGACGAGTCTATCCGTCGTGCTGAGCTGCAATATGTCGACAAACCGATTGATGATGCGTTAATCGACAGTTTGATTGAGACGGTTCGTACTTATTTGGGTACGCTGCCCTCCATCGTGGGTTTCTCGGTTGGTTTGGACTATGACTACGACCTTCCGGATGCGTTCAGTAAGGGCCAAGTTCCGATTGTTTACGACTACACGCCTAAACTGCCAGCCGAGCGTCTGACCAATGCCAGCGTGATGACCCGCAAGTATCTTGTCAATCTGGTATCGGCTAACTAAGGTCGTCTGAAAAGGAAGAAATATGTCTGCAATCAATGCAATCTACAATGCCAACATCTATATCGACGGTAACAGCCTTTTGGGTAATGCTTCCGAGTTTAAGCTGCCTGAGTTTGAGTTTGGTCAGGACGACCATACCGGTCTGGGTATGGTCGGTACCATCAAACTGCCAAACGGCGTTGAGGCACTGGAAGGCGAAGTTACTTGGAACAGCTTTTATCCCGAGGTGGCGAAAAAGGCATCCAACCCATTCAAGGCCGTGCAACTGATGGTACGCGGTAACCTGCAAACCTTTAATGCAGCAGGTTTGGCGGAAGAAGTTCCTATTGTTACCACGGTAACAGCGATGTTTTCAAAAAACGCTTTAGGTGGCTACAAGCCGAAGGAAAAGGCGGAATTCAGCTCAACCTACCAGGCAACAGAAGTCCGCCAAGTCGTCGGTGGTCGCGAAGTGCTGTACTACAACGCTTTCAAAAACATCTACCGCGTGGACGGTCAGGACGTTTTGAACCAAATGCGTAAAAACATTGGTGCTTAATCTTTAAATCGGATTAAAAGCCGTTTCAGACGACCTTTGACACAATCACCGTATCTTTACCGATACGGTGATTTTTTATTTTTATAAACGTTTTGGAGATGGAAAATGAATGAAGCCAAGCAGTTGCAAGAAGATTTGGGTGTAAATACCGTTGTGAAACTGAAATATCCGGTCAGACTGGCGACGGGTCAGATGTTGGATCAGGTAACCGTCCGCCGTCTGTGTGTGGGTGATTTGCGCGCCGTCTCGCATCTAACGAATGAGGCGGAGCAGGAGCTGGCCCTGTTTGCCCGCATGACAGGCATGATTCCAGAAGACCTGGATTGTTTGGACTTGGTGGACTGGAAACAGTTGCAGGAAACGTTTCGCCGATTCACGGAATCCGACCAAGACAAATAGTCCACCTCTTTCAAAGTCTGAAGCGCAGCGGCAGTTGCTGTCTGCCGCTGCTGATTTGGCATGGTGGTTCGGTTGGAGCGTAGATGAGGTTTATACGCTGCCGCTGGACGAATTTGAAGACTGGCAGAAAGAAGCAACCCGCCAAATGAAGGCGGGTTATCGAAGAGGCGGGATTTAGAATTTCAGAGCCGTGCCGTTCGCGGTGCGGCTTTTGATTTTGTCTTTAATAAATATTGTTGCAGCCGATAAACCTCCAACCAGCACTCCGACAATAAATGTCGGAATGAATCCGACAAGCAACCAAGCTATTGCCCCTAAAAAACATGCCAGCAGCAGAACGGGCAACATGACGGCAAGGTCGGCAGGCGTATTAGTTATAACAGCCCAAGCAATGCCCAGCATATAAATGGCAAACAGACCTTTTGCCGCCAGGTCGCTGACGCGGTCAAACACAGTTTCATATTTGCTGTTGATATACATGGCCATCCCTTTCTTTTCTTGAACAAATTCTAAATTGCAGGCAGTCATATGGCAAGCGGTTTTTCTTTAGGCATTACCATCGGCGCATCGGTCGGTGGTGCAGTTGCCGGTATCAAATCAGTCAAGTCGTCTTTGGACGTTTTGGATAAAACAGTCAAAGGTCTGGCGGCACGGCAAAGCCTGCTTGGCGAAACGTTGCAAAATCCTCTACGGATGAGCCGCAAACGTGTTGGCGAACTTAGACGAGAATATGACCAGCTTGGTCAGACTATCGCCAAAATTAACCGCAAACGCAGCCTCGTTGCTGATTTGCAGCAGCAGAAACAGGCTCATTACGACCGCCGCCGCGCGATCAAAGACGAATTTTGGGGAGCAGCCGGAGCTGTGGCGGGGGTGGCATTCCCGGTGAAACTGGCCGTCGAATTTGAATCGGCAATGGCAGATGTCAAAAAGGTCGTTGATTTTGATACGCCCAAGCAGTTTAAGGAAATGGAACAGGACATTTTGCGCCTGACACGCACTATCCCTATGGCAGGGACAGAGCTGGCAAAAATCACTGCATCAGGCGGTCAGCTGGGCGTGGCGCGCAAAGACTTGCCTAAATTCACAGAGACCATCGCCAAGATGTCGGTAGCGTTCGATATGGCTGCCGATCAGGCAGGTGACAGCATGGCAAAACTTGCCAATGTCTATCAGATACCAATCGACCAAATCGGCAAACTGGGCGATGCAGTCAATCATTTGTCCAACTCAAGCCCTGCCAAGGCGGGCGATATTATTAATACGCTCGGTCGAGTGGGTGGCGTTGCCAAACAATTTGGATTGACCGAAATTCAGACGACCTCTTTATCCAATGCGTTTATCAGCCTAGGCAAAACGCCTGAAATCGCCGGTACGGCAATTAACGGTATGTTGACCAAATTGATGACTGCGGATAAGCAAGGAGCGAAATTCCAAAAAGCCCTGAAAAATATGGGGATGGAATCAAAAGATTTGAAGAAAGCCATCAAGGAAAACGGCGAGCAGGCGTTGATGGACTTTTTGAAACAGGTCGGAAAACTGCCTAAAGAAAACCAAATGGGCGCACTGGTTGATTTGTTCGGCCTGGAATATGCCGATGATGTCGCGGTATTGGTTAGCGGGTTGGAGACCTATAAGAAATCAATCAATGAACTCAAAAAAACCTCAAAAGACGGTAAACCTGCGTTTATCGGCAGTATGGATAAAGAGTTTGCCGCCAGGTCTGCCACGACAGCAAACAACTGGCAAATCTTTAAAAATAGTTTGACGGAAATCGGTATCACAGCGGGCAGTGTATTGTTGCCCGCGCTCAATCAGCTGATGACGACCATCCGCCCGATTATAAACAGTTTTGCAGATTGGGCATCAAAAAATCCCGAAGTTGTATCCGCACTCGTGCATCTTGCGGCAGGGTTTGCGGCGTTGAAGGTCGGTGGGCTAATGTTCCGTTTTGTAGGGAATGAGTTGTCCGGGTTGATGGTGTCGTTCAGGCTTGCAAAAGCCTTGCTCGGCGTTGACTGGCTTGCCACTGTTATCAGGTTTAAATCAGGCATTGGTGCGCTGGCCCGTATTTTCGGTGTAGTAAAAACGGCGGCAACACTGTTAGGTAGTGGTCTGATGAGTCTGGGTAGGTTTTTATTAATGTCGCCTATTGGCATTGCTTTAGCACTTCTTGGTGTTGCCGCTTATATGCTTTATAAAAACTGGGATGGTGTAGTCGGTGGTGCAAAAGCATTGTGGCAAGATTTAAGTAATTTCATCAGCGGCGTAGTTAATTCCATAGCCTCTTTTTTCGGTGCATGTTGGGAACGCATCAAGGCATTTTTCAATAGCGGCATAGGCAATATCTCAGCGCAGATTATCAACTGGTCGCCGTTAGGGTTGTTTTATCAGTCGTTTGCCTCTGTTATGTCTTGGTTCGGCGTACAGTTGCCGTCCAGCTTTACCCAGTTTGGTGCCAATATCATCCAGGGGCTGTGGAACGGTCTCAAATCAAAAATTGAATCGGTCAAAACTTGGTTTGCACAACAGGCCGCATCTCTCAAGCAAACTTTTGCCGGTGTAATGGGCATTCATTCGCCCAGCCGTGTTTTCCGCCGTTTCGGTGGATGGATGATGGAGGGGCTGCAAATAGGTTTAGACAAAGGCGCGTCACGCCCAATCACTTCGGTGGCCAATACGGCTGGTCGTCTGAAAAGCGGGTTTGCAAACCATATGGGACAAATGGCGGCGCGGATATCATCTGGCCGCGCTGCATTTGCGGATGCACGCAGCTCTCAGTCAACGGGTGGGATGACCATCAATTACAACCCGACCATCAATGCGCCGGGCGGTAATCCTCAGCAGATTGAGGCTGCGCTGCAGATGGGTTTGCGTGAATTTGAAGCAATGTTCCGCCGTATGATGGAAGACAAAGCACGGAGGGCTTATTGATGTATGCGATGTTAGGTGATGTGCGCTTTGAGCTTTTAAACAGTTTTACTTCGCTGGAGATGGAACATGCAGCGAACTTCGCCAAACATGAGGTCTTAAAAGGCCGACCGCGGCTGCAGGCCTTGCAAAACGAACTGACGACGCTGCGTTTTTCTCTCAAGTTGCATTGGCGGCTGGGCAATCCTGATACGGCTTATAAGGGTCTGCTGTCGGCTTTGGAAGCGCAGCAGGCGGTGTCTTTGGTTTACGGCAGCGGTCGTTTTGTCGGATGGTTTGTGCTTGAGCGGTTGACGGAGCGCACGTTGATTCAGGACGCGCAAGGCCGGACGGCGGCGCGGGAATTGGATGTAGAGTTGACCCAGTTTGTCGGCGATCCGAATAATCCGCTCCCGACTCCTGCCGTCAAGTCGGGCGGTCAAAATCCGCTCCTATCCTTATTGCCGGAGAGCGTGCAGGCAAAAGCGGGCAAATTGGTTTCAGCGGTGGAAAAAGGTGTGAAAATTTACCGTGCCGCTGAAGCGGGTATCAGCGATATGCAGAATCTGATACAGGCTGCCAAAAATCTGAAAAACGACCCGTCAGGGGCATTAAACCTGTTAGGGGACGCACTCAATATTGGCGGCAGCACTTTAGGACGGCTCAATGCCTTGCCGGAGGTAACAGCGGTTTTCGGCGACATAAAAGGCGCGGCTGAATTTGCATTGCAGGCCGGGCAAGCGGCCAACAGGCTGGGCGGTGCCGTCGGTGCATTGCGTGCCGGGTATGAGAGCGGCTCCATCGGCGGCTGGCTGACTGCTGTCGGGGAAGGTGTTGCCGAGGCATCTGATGCGATGGCAAACGGCTCTGCCGCTGCCCAGGCTTTGACCGGCTGGTTGGCGGCAAGAAAGGATAAATGATGAGTGCGGTAATACGCTACACCACCCAAGACGGCGACCGCTGGGATTTGATTGCGCACAAGCATTACGGCAATGCGCTGTTGATTGACGGCCTGATTGCGGCCAATCCTCACTTGCCGTTGGCGGAGGAGTTTACGGGCGGCCTAACGGTCTTTGTCCCTGTCCTCGAAACTAAGCCGAAAAACAACCAAGAGGAGCTACCGTGGTGGATGCGTTAGGTGCGTTTTTAAAATCAAAAGGCCTTGACGGCGGAGGCAGCACTCATCCGGTTACCATGCCCGATTTTGTCCTGTCTTACGAAGACAAGGATATAACGGCAGATGTCGCGCCTTATCTGATTTCGTTTAGCTATACCGATTATCTTGAGGGGCAGTCGGACGAATTGCAGGTTGAGTTTGAGGATGCGGACGGACGCTGGCTGCGTCATTGGTATCCCGAACAGGGTGATGCTTTGTCTTTGAGCCTGGGCGACCAATTTACCGGGCTGTTGTCTTTTGGCAAATTTGAGATTGCCGAGATTGAGTACAACCATCTGCCGTCGACGGTCAGCCTGAAGGCCCTATCGACCGGGATTACCAAGTCTAGCCGCACTTTGCGCGGTAAGGCGTATGAAAACACGACTCTGGCCGCCATTGTCCGTCAGGTGGCAGGCCGTTTGAAGCTGGAGGTAACGGGTACGGTCAAAAACATCCCCATCAAACGTGTTACGCAGTACCAAGAGCGCGACATCGAGTTTTTGGCACGTTTGGCGCAGGAGTACGGCCACAGCTTTAAAATCGTCGGCAACAAACTGGTATTTGCCGATAATACCGAACTAAAACAGCGTCCTGCCGTTGCCGTATTGCTGCCCGAGGACATCATCCGTATCCGCCTGCGCGATTTGATTAAGGGGGTTCCGTCTAAAGTAGATGTCAAAGGCTACGACCCTAAATCCAAACAGACCGTGTCGGCGAGCCGCAGCAGCAAATCAAGACGCGGCAAAGCCAAACACGGCAGTACGGGCGATACATTACGTATCGTGCCTAATAAGGGGGAGAGTACCGCCCAATTAAATGCCAGGGCAGATGCCAAATTGGCAGATGCGCAGGACGACCAATGTGCGGGTACCGTTACACTGGTTGGCAATGCGCTGTTGGTGGCAGGTCAAATGGTACGGCTTAAAGGATTTGGCAAGTTCTCAGGTAAATATCTGGTCAAGCAATCAAGACATGATTTCACGCGCCACGGCGGATGGACGACCGAATTGGAGATCAAAATGACGGAGTATGTCGCAGACGAGGAGGAAAACAATGAACACTCATGATTTTACGGCAACGATGCAATTTGGCATTGTATCGGCGATTGATGCGGCGGCGCACAGCTTGCGGGTAAAAATTCCCGTACTCGACGACATGGTAACCGACTGGCTACCTATGGCGACCCCTGCGGCGGGCGGTAACCGGTTTTACAGCCTCCCCGATGTGGGCGAACTGGTTGTCTGCCTGCTGGATGTGCGGGGTGAGACCGGCTGCGTTATCGGCGCGATTTACAATGCCTCAGATAAGCCACCGGTATCCGACCAAAACAAATGGGTCAAACGGTTTACCAATGGCACGGTCATCTCACATGACCGCAGTAGCGGCGAAGTAGTCGTTGAGACGCCGGGTAAAGTCCGAATAAAAGCGGCGAAAAAAGTAGACATCCAATCACCGGAGACAGAAATCACGGGCAATGCGACGGTAAAAGGGCTGTTGACTTATACCGCAGGTTTGACGGCCAGTAATGCCGGCGGAGGTGAGGCGGCGAATATTAAGGGTAAAGTCATCATTGAAGGCGAACTTATCGTCAACGGCATCAATATCGGCAAGCACATCCATGACGGCGATTCAGGCGGACAAACCGGCGAGCCGAAAAATCATTAAACCGCATTAAAAGGCGTTTCAGACGGCCTTCTCTACAATCCCTGTATCTATAAGCGATACAGGGATTTTTTGATGTTTTACGCCGCGCCCATCTCAAAACACTGGCAGCTCGCACCTGAAGGTTCGGGCGTGGTTCAGGGTGCGGACGACATCGACCAATGTATCCGCAATATCCTGTCCACCCGCAAAGGCGCGGACGTTACCCGTCCTGATTTCGGCTCCGACCATTACAAATGGCTGGACACCCCCGAAGATGTGTTTGTCCCCAATATCGTGCGTTCGACCATGTTGGCAATACAGACGTGGGAGAAGCGGGTGGTGGTCGAAGACATTATTTTCGGCGGCGCTGCGCCGCATCTGACGATGACGGTTTACTGGCGCGTCTCAGATGAGGTTGCGGGCGAGATTTATACGACAGACATTATCTTGGAGCAGGCAGTATGGATTTGAGCAAACTTAAGCGGGAAGAGGTTAAGGTGGTTCCAGACGATCTCGCTGAAGTGCTGGCACAAACCATTGCCGACTATGAGAACCGCAGTGGTAAAACTCTGCAACCCGCCCACATCGAGCGGCTGCTCATCAATACCTACGCTTATCGCGAGACTTTGGCGAGAAAAGCATTCAATGAAGCTTATCGCCAACAGCACCCGCGTTTTGCAACGGGGTTGATGTTGGATTTGTGCGGCGATGACGTCAACACCCCGCGGCTTGAGGCCTCTGCCGCCCGATGCACCATCCGTTTTACGTTGGTTGCCGCCAAAGCGGAGCCTGTTTTGATTGTACAAGGCACTCAAGTGGCCGCCGGGGCGACCGTGTTTCGGACGGTTGTATCCGGCACGCTCTCGCCGTCGAGCCGTACTTTGGATTTGGAGGCTATCTGCCTCCAAACCGGCGTGTCCGGTAATGGTTTTGCCGCAGGGCAGGTTAATACGCTTATCAATCCGATTGACGGCGTTACAGCCGTCAACACTACTGTGCCGACGGGCGGCGCGGCGGAAGAATCTGATGAGGCATACCGCCAACGCATCCTGCTTGCCCCCGAAAGCTTTAGCGTTGCAGGCCCTGTCGGGGCTTATGAGTATTTTGCCCGCCGTGTCAGCCCTGCTATTTGCGACGTACATGTGGGCAATTTAACGGGGTCGGACGGCCTCCCGATAGGGGGGCAAGTAAGGGTAACGCTATTAACCAAAAACGGGTTGCCGTCTTCGGAGTTGGTGAGCGAGGTGCAAAGGTTTTTGTCCGGAGAACGCGTCCGTCCGCTTTGCGACACGGTAACCGTAACTGCTCCGACAGCAATCGACTATACGCTGGACGCAGAGCTGGTTTTGTATACCGGGGTTAATGCTGCCGAGGTTTTGGCGGCAGCAAAACAAGCATGGGCGGAGTATGAAGTAACGCGAAGCGAAAAATTGGGCATGGATATTGTGCCTTTAGACATCCAAACAGTTTTAAAAGTCGCTGGCGTTTATAACGTAGTCCTTAAAAAACCGACCCTAACCGTCGTCAAGCCCGACCAATGGGCAAGATGTACGTCCGTCAATATCCGGGCATCGTCCGAAACGGCAGAGGGGTAGCAACAATGGCAACACTGAGTTATGCCTCCGTTATCGAGCGCGACCAACGTTATCGGATGTTGGCCGATTTGGGCTTGAGGATGAGCGACATTGACGCGGTCAAGCTGATGCCGCGTTTGACTGAGCTGGTCGCGCCCGAACATTTGGAACTGTTGGCGGAGAGTCGAAGCATATTGGGCGAGGACGGCTATTGGCTTGCCGAGAGCGATGAAACCCGCCGCAAACTCATCAAGGGTGCCTACCAGCTCCACAGGTACAAAGGCACACCCTGGGCAATACGCGAGATTGTGCGCCGTCTCGGGTTCGGCGAGGTCGAGATCGTCGAGGGCTTAAGCAATAAGCTGCACAACGGCGAAATCCACCGTGACGGTAGTTATACACACGGTCGTACAGACCGTTGGGCGCATTACCGCATCATTATGACCAATACCATTACCAACGATCAGGCAGCCTTGCTTAGGCGCACATTGCGGGCGTTTGCACCTGCCCGATGTGTTTTGGCGGCATTGGATTACCAACACGTCTCCTTGAGGCACAACGGACAAGCATTAAGGGACGGCACGTTTAATCGAGGGACAGCATAGATGGCAAATTTAAGCGAGATAAGCCGCTGGGAGGCGGGCATTTACCAATGGGAGACCTCCGACCCTGTGCAGGGCGGCCCTAACGGTATCGACAACCGCCCGACACGGGAGCTGGCAAACCGTACACGCTGGCTTTATGACGAGCTGGGCAGGGTAAAAGCCCGCATGGACGACCCCAATTTTTACAAAAGCATCACCGTATCCGACAGCAAGGCATTGTTTGATGCCGGTAATTATCTTCACATCGGCGCTGATGCCGCTGGCGGCTACATCCGCAATAAAAAGACAAACAAGGGCATACAGCTTAAGAATGATGGCACGCTCCAGTACGACGGGTCAGACATTATTACCGCCCTCAAAGTAAGCCACAACCCTGATGACTACACGGTTGCAACCGTCCCGTCATCGTTTGCGCTCAATAAGGCGTTTGACAACTCAATCAAGCGCGGAGGCGCAATCGGGCTGGGCGGCACGGCGCATCAGATTGCTATTGGCTGGGATACGCCCGGACTGGTCGCCAAAGTAGACACCCAAACCTTTAACGTCGGCGTCCCGACAGGTGCAATCGCCTATTTTGCCCATACCACCGTCCCCTTTGGCTGGCTAAAAGCAAACGGCGCGGCAGTGTCGCGCACCGTCTATGCCAACTTATTCGCCCTCATCGGCACCACTTATGGCGCAGGCGACGGACGAACTACCTTTAATCTCCCGGATTTGCGCGGTGAATTTATCAGGAGTTGGGATGACGGGCGAACTGTCGACAACGGACGTGTCATAGGCTCATGGCAGGCAGATGAATTCCGAAGTCACAGCCACGGCATCGGTGTCAAAAGCATGTCCGACACCGACAGGGGTAGCAATACGTCAACCGTATCGATTGACACTGTCGGCCAAACCGACCCGGCTGGCGGCATTGAAACCCGCCCTAGAAATATCGCCCTGCTGGCATGCATCAAGGCATAAGCTGCCTTAAACCGTTTAGAAAGGTAAAAAAAATGACCCAAAACATCCAATGGACAAAACCCGTCTGTCAACTTGATGACGAAAATCTTTATATCGGACAGGTGGCTGCCGATCTCGACATTATGGCGCGCGACGGCAGCTATATCATCCCGGGCGGCTGCATCAATACCACCCCGCCTGAAATCCCTGCCAATAATGTCGCCCGCTGGACGGGCGATAAGTGGGAGTTCGTCGAAGACCATCGCGGCAAGGTTGCGTATAAGAAAGACGACGGCGAGGAGATGCTCGTACTCAAAGTCGGCGCGCTGCCGGACACCCTAACCCTGCTGCCGCCACCGTCGCCATACTGCGACTGGGATGGCGATAAATGGGTTGAGAACCCAGCCAAAAAAGCGGAGGCGGAGCAACGCTATCTCAATCTTGTCAAGACGATGGCTCTTAACGACATCGCCAATGCGGCTCAAGACATCGTTGCCGAAAAGTCAGGTATGGACAAGCTGCCCGCCTTTGAGGTGGGTACTTGGCCGCTGCAGGCGGCTGAGGCTCACGCATGGCAGGCGGATAACAATGTCAAAACGCCGCTACTCGACCAAATTGCCGCGTCGCGCGGCATCGACCCGGTCGAACTCAAGGCTGCCGCCCTGCGCAAAACCCTTGCATATGAGGCATTGTGTGCAACCGTTGCAGGGCAACGGCAGGCGATGGAAAAGCAAATAGAAATGGCCGAAACCGTCGAAGCGGTCCGTGCGGTAAGTCCTAGATTTAAGGTCGTGATATGAAAGCATATTTTAAAAATATCGCCATCGCCGCCGATCAGCTTGCCAACGCCATGATTGCGGGCAGTCCGGACGAAACCGTCAGCAGCCGTGTCTATCGAGGTGCAGTGTTGGCGGCACAGCCGACCCGCGTTGCCCGAATGGCGTATCGCGTAATAAATACACTGTTTTTTTGGCAGGACGACCATTGCCGTGCGGCCTACCTGCGCGAAAAGCAACGCGCGCATTTGCCGGATGGGTTGAAATGACTGCCCGCGTTGATTTTGCAGTGAAGCGCGGCACAACTATGCCGATAACCTTCGTTATTGTGGATCGGAAAGGTTATGTACATCCATCTCTTAAACATTTGGATTCGGCGACATTGGTCATTACACCAACCAGCGGGGATGCAGTCAAAGTTCCATTGACCGTCAAGCCCAATACAATCAATTCAGACGGCGGCGTCGGCACGGTTTTAACAGCCGAGCAGACGGCGGCTTGGACATGGCGTTGGGCGCGATATGAAGTTCAGGTTGAAGTTAAGGGCATCCGCTCTGTGGTTTATGAGGGGAATTTAACCCTTGAGAATAATTTAGGAGCTTAAGAATGGCCGAAATCAAAGGCGGTATTACCGTCACCGGCGACAGTGTCGATACGATGCCCGTCATCTTGGATGGTAGGCAAAGCCTTTATGAAGAGGCAATTGAGAAAGGCACCATCTCAAGGGATACCTCTTATGAGGAATTCTTGGAGCGTTTGGCAGTCAAGCCTTCGGAGCTTAGTCAGGCAGTTAAAGATGCAGTAGAAAAGCAGTTAGACAAAGCAGTCAAGGTTGCTGTTGATGCTAACTTGGAAACTGCGGTCAATACCGCCGTGGATACGGCGGTAGATAAGGCTGTCGCTGCAGCAGTCTCTGCTGCTATTGCCAAAATTGAAGCAAATCGAGCAAGTAACCCAGCACCGACGCAACCGGCAACAGGTGACACTGGTGCCAACACGGCGGCAACGCCCAATCCTGCCCCAACACAACCGGCAACTGGCGGCACGGGTAACAACGCAGCAGCAACGCCCACTCCTGCCCCAACACAACCGGCAACAGGCGGCACGGGTAACAACGCAGCAGCAACGCCCACTCCTGCTCCAACACAACCGGCAACGGGCGGCACGGGTAACAACGCGGCAGCAACGGACAATAGCGGGGTTAGTGATGAGGCACTGGCAGATATTTTGAAGGATTTGGGTAGTTAAAAATGGCTAAAGAATTGAATAATTTGGAAAAGGCGTTATCGGCGATTGCCAAAAATACGAAGATTGCAAAGGATAATGCGGCTGAGGCGAAAGAAATGGCTGCTCCCGCCAAAATCACCACTGCCGTAAACAGCGCGCTATCCGAAGTTGAGACTGCTGCCAAAGTGGCGGCGTTGCAAGCCAAGCACGAAACAGGTATGAAGCTGGCGGTCGAGCGCGGCGTGTACTACCTCGAAGACGCGCTGACTGAAGAATTGCGCGAAAAAGTCTTGTCTGGCTTCTTCAAAACCAATAAACAGACCCCTACCGAAGCTGCTGTAATCAGCCGTGCCGTTACCGAATACATCGACCGTATCCCCAATGGTTCATATATTACCGCTCGTCAGGGTTCGGTTTTCAGCGTCGATAAAAACGTGGGTTATAAGCCTGACGTTTTTGGTGCGGACGGTCGAAAAGTCACGGTCGGCGGTATGACCCTGACTATTGACGGCGCGCAGCCATGTATCTATATCCGCAATAAGTCTAATTGTTACTTCGACTTCCGTGGCGTCATGTTTATTGCCGAGTCTTTCGGCGTCAACGTGTTTGAGATGGACGGCGGCGAAGGTAACGTTATCATGCATGGCGGTGTTATCCGTACCCGTCGTTGGATGGAAAAAGGCTATGTCGGCGGTCGTCAGGGGTTGTTTGCGCCGATTGATGGATGGACGCCCGAAAATCCGCATATTGGCTATGGATATGCGGATAAGGGTTTGTATGACTTAGGATTTAATACCACTCGCCTTTTACATGACCTCGCCCGTTACCGTAATAATGCTGCTCAAGTACAGGATGTTAAAAAACCTGACGATTTGACATGGGCGCAAATCAAGGAATACGAAAGTAAACAGTCAAGAAAAGTTGATTTGGGTGTCGGTGGTTATTGGAACGCTGACGGTACGAAAAATGAGTTCCCACAGGAAGACGGCACTGTGTCTGAGAAGTGGGGTAAATGGAGCGGAGGTCAGCGCGGGTCTTCGGCAAATGGCTGGTTGATTTATGATGTTTACCACTTGGTCGTCTGGGATTTTGATGTTCGCGGGATGACCGGTAGTGCAATACAGTTTGGTCTTTATTCTACCCGAGATTGTCGTGACGTTAGCGGCGGTGATATTGATACCGCCATCCGCGAGAAAATGGTTTGCTACGACTGCAAGGTTTACGGCGGCTTCATGTCTGACAACTATATCGGCGGCATTGGCGTTGTCCGTGGTGTCGGCATTACTGTCGAGGGTATGAACTGTCTGCAAGGCCGTGTCGGACATCCGGATGCTTCGGTCGAGCATTCCCGCGACAACAGTCAAGTTACCGTTGACCCGGGCTATTGGTTGTGGACAAGCCGATACCTACCGCAAATTGGTATTCGCTTCATCAACAACCACTTCGGTTTCGCTGCGCGTAAAGTTGCTGATGCACATACTGGTAACAATATCCAAATTATCGGTAACAGCGGCTCATGCCTCTACTACGGTACGGGTGTCGTCATCGAGGAAACCTTCGCGCAAGACACCACTAAGGGCGGCCGCGCAGACAATAGCAGCTTTAAATATCAGGAATCCAACATTGTCATCAAAGATAATGAATTTATCAGCGGCATGAATGGGATTTTCCTGATTAATGGTGCGACGGGGGTAAAAGCCCGAAAAGATAAGGATTTGTGGTGGCTGCGTGCCAATATCACTGTCCAAAACAACCGTATTTACGCTCCGCGCGGCGTGCCGTGTAATTTCGGTCACAACAGATTCACGATTTCAGACAATTCATGCACCTTTGCCCTGCCGTTTGGTGAGGCGTTCGGCCTCCGCTATTTGAGCAATATTGCTATTAAAAATGGCGGCAGCGGATACAGTGCGGATACCAAGATTGTGATTACAGGCGGCGGCGAAGGAGCGCGCGGGGCGGCGGCAATTTGTACGGTCGCAAATGGTGTGATTACCGAAGTTAAAATAAAAGCGAGTGGCACGAAATATTCCGATGCGAAAAGCCTGAGAATTGAGGCCGTCGATCCATCTGGAAGCGGTAGCGGTGCGGTATTTGAAGGTTTCGTCAATGATTCGACCTATGCCTATTTGATAGGTGCAGAAAACAGATACGGCACAATCGATGGCAGCTATTTTACAAACAATACCGCCAGAAATAGCCCTGATGGTAACTATGCCCGCCAGTTTTTGACGGGTAATCTGACGGGTTGTACCGTTCGAGACAACCGTTTGGATATTACGCCTTATACCAAAGGGGATACCCCAGCGAAGCCTTATGTCTCAGATGTCGCCTATGTTCATCGTAGCGGTATAGCAAGCCAGGGATTCTATCAAACGGGTACGCATACCGATTGTTGTCACGACAACAATAAAACATGGGATCAACGAATAGGGGTATTTACCGACCATGTTTTCCGTAATACTACGACTGCTAAAGGCACTGCTGAGGCGAATGTCAAACTGACGAAAACTGAAGTTCAGGCGCTTATTGATGCCGCCGTTGCAGCGGCTGTTGCCAAGCTGAATGTTGGTAAGGGCGAAAGTAGTGGTACGGCGACAGATACTAAGCCTGCTAACCCTGCCGAATCTCCCAAAACAGAGGGAGATGGTCAGCCTGCAACTCAACCGCCTGCTGCGCCACCGAAAGAGGCAGAAGCGGCAACCGAACAGCCTGCTGCCAAATCTACAACTTCCGTCAAGTTCACATTTGATGGATTGGAAGCGACGGCGGCGGAGGCTGTTGGCAGCAATAATATTGCCAAGCTGAAAACCTTGAATAATTCAGAAAGGGCCGGTGAGCCATTAGACTGGGCTGGTGCGTTTGGTGAGGACGGTGGTCATAAAATCATGCGCTCCTTAGTCAAAGGCGATAACAAAGGGATTAGATTTATTGAGTCAGAGGGGCTGACTTCTGATGGCTCGGCTGATTCCGCGATTGTGTTCCCGTTCAAACAGCTTTCAGGCGGTGGGTCGGGTGCTGGGTTCTCAGCAGTCGTCCTGAACAACAGAAGTATCGTTAACAGTGGCTTGATAAGTACAAACGAAGAGACGGGATTTAAATTGCGTCCATTCGAAGGTACAACCATCGATGGGAAGCCAATTTCCGCTAATCAGTTGTACTCATACGATAAGTGGTATGTTGCGGTCATTCCTGTCAAAGCTGGTGCTGATAAAGCATTCGACAAGATTCGCTTCGGCATGAATCATGCCGGGAATTTAGGACGTAATGTCATTATCGGCGCAGGTGTTGAGTTTGTTCAGGGAGATATCAGCAAGGTTGCCGAAAAGGTCACTGCGCTGATGGCGGAATACAGTATCAGCTAAGTTTTTAAGAAAAAAGGTCGTCTGTAATTTCAGACGACCTTAGAGAGGAGATTGAAAAAATCAGTGGGACGGCGACGTAGCGGTGCGGGAACACCGCTACGCCA